CTTGCGATCAGTCCAGCCCGACATTGTAAAAAAGTGGGAACAAGGTTTGTCCAAGATTATTAAGAAGTACACATAATGGCAGAAAAAAGTCGTACCTTAAAGCTCTCCATACTTGGAGACGTTAGCGACCTTAACAAATCACTTAAAACCGCAGGCGGTGATGTTGATTCATTTGGTGACAAGATCGGCAAAGCTGGTGCAAAAATTGGCAAAGCGTTTGCCGCAGCTGCTGCCGCTGCTGGCGCTGCTGCAATTGCAATTGGTATCGAAGGTGTCAAGGCTGCAATAGCCGACGAAAAGGCGCAAACACAATTAGCACTGGCGTTGGAAAATGCAACAGGTGCAACGCAGGCACAAATAAAAGCAACCGAGCAATCAATTTTGCAAATGTCTTTGGCAACAGGTGTGGCAGATGACGACTTGCGCCCAGCATTAGGACGACTGGTTAGATCGACGGGCGACACTGAGAAAGCGCAACAATTACTGGCACAAGCCTTAGACATAAGCGCGGCAACAGGCAAGCCGTTGGAAACCGTGGCAGCTGCGTTGAGCAAAGGTTTTGACGGCAACACAGCAGCACTGGGCAAACTAGGCATAGGCTTATCTGCTGCTGAGTTAAAGACAATGAGTTTTGAGCAGGTACAAAGCAAGCTGAGCGATTTATTTGGCGGTGCGGCAGCTGCAAACGCAGAGACTTACGCAGGACAAATTGCACGTGTGCAGGTGGCATTTGACGAGGCAAAGGAAACCATTGGTACAGCCTTGTTACCTATTCTTGGCAAATTACTTGATTTTATTAACAAAGCTGCATTGCCAGCAATCAACGCATTTAGCGGCGCGTTCAGCCTGACAAAAGGCGACGGGTTTGGCAAAGTAATCAGCGACGTGGCAACAGTTATTAGAGATGTTGCAACGCCTATCTTTGAGGCAATGCGTACACAATTTGGCAAGGTCAAAGATGTTATCGTGGACAACAAAGAAAACCTGCAAGCATTTTTTGAGGTTGTAAAATTTGTCGCACCGATCATTGGCAAAGTATTAGGAGCCGCCGTTAGCGTTATTGGCGACATTGCTACAGTTGTTTTGACAATTATTGGCAAGGTATTGGGTGCAATCAAACCATTGTTAAACACTGCCATTGACGGCATCAACCTAATTATCAAAGGCTACAACGCAATACAATTTGGCAAAGATGTCCCTGCAATTCCAAAAATAGGTGCTACGTCAGGAACATCAGGGTCGGCGGGTTTTAGCGGCGCAATGCCTGGTGGACAAACTTTTAGCACATCAAGCGGTTTGACAGCTGCCTCAAGCGGCGGCGTGGCAACTGCTGCAAAGGTTGCTGCTACAACTAGCGCGGCTGCGTCAAAAGTAGCTGCATCAAATGCTGGTGCAACACGATCAACGGGAACCGCATCAGCTGGCACAACAATAAATCTGAGCGTCAACGGCGCAATCGACAAAGAGGGCACAGCACGTACAATCGTAGAGACTCTTAACAATTCGTTCTATCGCGGCACAGGCGGCGCGTCAGCCTTTGTGACAGCCTGATGACACAGTGGTCGCCAGTTTGGCTGGTAGAGATCGACGGCGTTGCTTACACAGACGCGGTCTTGGCAAACCTGACAATCAGCTCAGGTCGCACAAACATTTACGAGCAGGCACAGGCAGGCTATGTCAATTTGCAACTGTTAGATGTCAACCAAGCCACAATACCCGTGAGCATTAACAGCAGCATTTCAGTGCAAGTTCAGGACACATCAGCTACATACGTGCCGATCTTTGGTGGAACAGTCGTTGATATTGGTCTGGAGGTGCGCGACGTGGGTAGCACAATGTTTACCCAGACTTACAGCATCACAGCACTTGGCGCGTTATCTCGTTTGCCAAAGGCTTTGACAAATGGTGTTTTATCGCGTGACTTTGACGGCGATCAAATCTGGGAAATTTTGTCAGACTTATTGCTTAACACTTGGGCAGAAGTACCAGCAGCTGAAACATGGGCAGATTATGACCCAACAACAACATGGGCAACAGCAGAAAACGTTGGGCTGGGTGAGATCGACCGCCCTGGTGATTATGACCTTGCAGCGCGAGGCAATAACCGCACAGACGTTTATTCTTTGGTGTCTGCATTGGCAACGTCAGGGCTTGGCTACATTTACGAGGACGCATTTGGACGCATCAGTTATGCCAGCAGTACACACCGCAGTTTGTACCTGTCAAACAATGGCTATGTGCAATTAACAGCCAACCAAGCACGCGCAGCTGGTTTGCGCGTTGAAACCAGAGCAGGCGACGTACGCAACAATGTCACAATTCAATACGGTAATCAAAGCCAACATGAAAAAAGCGCAAGCGACGCTGACTCAATTTTGCAGTACGGCACGCTTTCCCAGATTATTACGACAACCTTGCATGACGCAGCTGATGCAACCCAGCAGGCAAATTTCTACCTTGACTTGCGCAAAACACCGCAGGCAATCTTTAGTGAGATCACGTTTGACTTGACAAACCCAGAACTAGACGACAGCGACCGTGACAACCTCATTGGCGTGTTTATGGGTGAGGCATTGGCAATCAATGACCTGCCAGCAAACATGGGTGGTATCTTTCAGGGCTTTGTTGAGGGCTGGTCATTTCAGGCGTCGTACAACCAACTCTCGATCACTCTTAACATTTCACCAGTGGCTTACTCATTGCAGGCTTTGCAATGGGACGAAATCTCAGCTGCATTTACTTGGTCGGGCGTGTCGCCAACACTCGACTGGGCGCGTGCAACAATAGTGGTCTGATAAGGAGACAACATGGCAAACCCAACAACAAACTTTGGCTGGCAAATGCCAACCTCAACCGATTTAGTCACAGACTTACCAGCAGACTTTGAGGTCTTTGGGCAAGCTGTTGACACGGCATTGGTTGATCTTAAAGGTGGCACAACAGGTCAGGTCTTGTCTAAGGCGTCAAACACGAACATGGATTTCACATGGGTGACAACTGACGACGCAAACGCAATTCAGAATTCAATCGTTGACGCAAAAGGCGACATTGTTGCAGCTAGTGCAAACGACACACCAGCGCGCCTAGCAGTAGGCAACAACGGCGAGACACTTGTAGCAGATAGTTCCACTTCAACAGGCTTGCGCTATACAGAAAACTACGCTGCTGGTAAAAACGCAATTATTAACGGAGCATTTAATGTATGGCAACGAGGAACATCTTTTACCATTACAACATCAGGTTTAACTTACACGGCCGATAGGTGGTATTCACACATTATTGGCGCAACTGTAGGTTGCACAGTTTCACAGCAAACATTTACGCCCGGAACAGCACCAGTTTCAGGCTATGAAAGCCAATTTTTTATTCGTCAAAATGTCACTACTTTAACTAGTCAAAGCATCCAAGCATTAGCACAAAGAATAGAAGATGTTCGTACTTTTGCTAACCAAACAGTCACAGTTTCATTTTGGGCAAAAGCAGATGCGAGCCGCAATTACACGAGCCGTTTTGTGCAAAACTTTGGTTCTGGTGGGTCTAGCGAAGTAGCAACCTCAACAGGTGCAACACACGCATTAACAACATCTTGGCAACGCTTTACAGTTAGCGTTACAGTGCCTAGTGTTTCAGGTAAAACAATCGGTACTAGCTCTTATCTTGCTATTTTGCTTGATGGGCCATCAAACACAGCAAACACTTTAGATGTATGGGGCTTTCAAGTTGAGGACGGTTCAGTTGCTACCGCTTTTCAAACTGCAACGGGAACACTTCAAGGAGAGTTAGCCGCTTGTCAGAGGTACTACTTAGATACACGCAACGGAACAGATCAACCGTTTTCAGGATACTCAAACTCTACCGATTATCTTTTAGCCAATGTCCGTTATCCAGTTACAATGCGGACAACGCCATCTGTCACAATAGGACAATCAAGCGGCGCAAATTATGTACGCCGTATCTCAACAAATGCTCAAGTAGCAATTACAGTCACTTCATATCCTGGCACTAACCCAGGTGGTTTTTCTGCCGTTTATGCTGTTGCTGCGCCTTTTGTTGCAGCAGTTGGATACGACTTTTACATCCTAGCGAGTGCGGAGTTATAAAATGGAATACACATACACAGAAGTATTAAATGAAGCAGGCGAACTTATTGCAGTCAATCGTTCAGACGGCTGGTGGATACCAGCAGACCCAGCAAACTCAGATTATCAACGCTATCTAAATCCTGAAACGGAACAATCCACACCAATTGTGACGGCTGATGAGTAACTATCCTGACGGCACAAACGCCAGGTTGATCGAGGTTGCAGCAGCTGAGGTTGGCACGATCGAGGAAGGCGACAACCTAACTAAGTACGGCAAATTTACAAAGGCAGACGGGTTGCCCTGGTGCGGTTCATTTGTCAATTGGTGTGCTGCACAAGCTGGCATCAAACTTCACAGCGTTGTTGGCACAGCTGTTGGGGCACATAAATTCAAGGAAATGCAACGCTGGTCAGGTATGCCGCAGCTCGGCTATTTGGCTTTCATGGACTTCCCGCATGACGGCGTAGATCGTATTTCACACATTGGCATTGTTGTCGGACTCATTGACACAAAAACATGTTTAACAATCGAAGGCAACACCAGCGGCACAGGCGATCAACGCAATGGCGGCATGGTCATGGTTAAGGTCAGGTCATACGGAGAAGGCAAAGAGATCGTCGGTTTTGGCATACCAAAGTTTGTGCCATACAAAGGCGAGTTTCCAAAGGTAGATGCACCAGCTGCAAAAGCAGCCGCAGTCAAAAAGGAGAGCAAAAAATGGAACAAGCAAAAGCCGTAGCAGCCTCATGGGCACGCTCATTTATGGCAGCAGCACTTGCCCTATACATGGCAGGTGTTACCGACCCAAAGACACTAGCAATGGCAGGCGTGGCAGCTGTTGCGCCAGTGATCTTGCGTTGGCTTAATCCAAACGACAAAAGTTTTGGCAACTTGGGGAAGTAGCCAGAAACTCACAGCGGCAGGGTTGGTTTGGGCACTTGCACTAATCCTGACCGCTTGTGGGTATCAAGGCTGGGTACGTTATGAGTGCCAAGAATACGAAAATTGGTCTAAGCCAGAGTGCAAAAAACCGCAATGCCTCCCCACTGGAACGTGTACTGACGACATACTTGGATTCCCAACACGACAAACCGACACGCCGTAGGACACCTGAGGACGTACACGCACAGCTCATATTGATTATTGGTTCAACACTAGCTGCCGTGTTTTTGATCGTAACCGTTGGCATTACCTACGCACTAATTTTTGTCACACAACCAATTGGCGCACAAGCACCCAACGACGCTGCATTTATAGATTTACTCAAAACACTTGCGATCTTTTTAACAGGTTCACTGGGCGGAGTCCTGGCTGGCAATGGACTCAAATCCAAGCAAAAGTCAGGTGACACGCCGACAAACACGCAAGGTTCTTGACCGCGCGCCAATCATGCGTCACCCTGAGTTCAGGTGGTAGTCCTATCACCAAGAATCGGGAGACTTCAAAATGGTACTTGATCTATTAGACCCAGAGACTTTAGGTCGTTTGGTTGGCGTAATCTTTCTCATGGTCTTAGGCGGCGCAGCTGGTTATGCCAAAGGCTTTAAGGAAGGCAAGCGCGAAGGCATGGCACGTCGTAAAGCAATCAGCCGCCACGTGTCAAACAAGGTGGCTGACTAATGGCATTTTTAGATAACTACGAAGGCAACAAAGAGCGCACAGATCGCTGGAATTCTACGTACCCTGAAGGTCGTTTGCAGGCACACATTGTTGAGTTTAACGCGGAGAAGGGCTACATACTCGTACAGGCTAAAGCGTGGCGCAATCAGACAGAGATCGAGCCAGCAGGCATTGATTATGCATACGGCTTTATTGCAGCTTACAACCCAAACATGAAACGCTGGTTTGTCGAGGACACTACGACCTCAGCTTTGATGCGCGTCATGGCATTGGTCATGGGCGGGACAGAAAAGGCAACGCGCGAAACAATGGAACAGGTCGAGAAGCTATCAACAAAGGTTGCCACAGCTGATGTAAAGGCTGATTACGATTACTGGACGACAAAGCATGGAGACGTGCCAAGTTATGCCACAGCAGGAGAAGCTGAGCAATCTGGCATACCGTCGCTGGGTTCATCACTTGATGAGATCGCAAATCAATTGGGTGGTCAACTAATCGAGGAAAAGCCATGCTGCGAGCATGGCAGCCGCGTGTGGAAAACAGGCGAGTCAGCCAAAACGGGTAAGGCTTGGGGCGGGTATTTCTGCACCGAGAAAACCAAAGCAAATCAGTGTGACCCAGTTTGGTATCAGCTAGGCAGCACAGGTCAATGGGTGGTGCGTTTGCCATGATCAATCCAAGGGACATATACAGAGCAACTGACGGCAAGATTTACAGTTTCAGCGGTTTTGGTGGCTTTATGAATTGCAGTGACTGCGACGACGACACCATGGTTAATGAATACGACCGTGAGGACGGTTTGGTTGTTTGGTTTTGTAAAAAGTGTGAGGACAGGTTGCATTTATGAGTGACTACATGGAGATGATCGACCTTAAAACAATGACGGGCAAACTGGTTTGCAATGGTGAATTGGTCGCTGAGTACAAAGTAGAGCAATGCGACAAATGCTCACAGATCACAAAGTTTGACTCTTTTGGCTATCAAAAAGGCTATGACAAACACGAGAAAATTATTTGGTTTTGTGGTGGTTGCCGTTGAAAATCAAGCTCACAGCCAATGAAATGTGCGTGTGCATGGTTGCAGCTGTTAAAATTACCAGTGACAAAGGCGATCTACTAGAGTCAAAAGGTCATTACAACGAAACATCATTTATGACCTATTTGGCAGAATTAGCCGAGTCAATTGGTAGTGAGTGGGCAGTCGCCAAATACTTTGGTTTGCCGTTTGACCCATTTGAGGACAAAGGCAAGGTCAAGGCTGATGTTGGCGCAGCTATTGAGGTGCGCTGGACAAAGTACGAGCTGGGTCAGCTGATCGTCTATGAGTACGACAGACCAAATGACATTGCCGTGCTAGTAACAGGCACAGCACCCAATTACTACATAGCAGGCTGGATACCAGTCACAATGGCACAGAAGCCACGATACCGACACAGCAAGCAACCGACTTGGTGGGTCACACAAATTAACCTGCAACCTATTGAGAATTTGAGGAAATCCAATTATGGAACAAGTTCAATTTGAGTGCCGCATTTGTAAAAAGGTGACACGGCAGCTCGTACATAAGATCACAGACAACCTGCCACAAGGCGTCGAGGTTATCCAATGTACAAAATGTGAGGTTATGGGTGTTGCACAGATAGGAGGCACAGATGCCGACGTATGAGTACAGATGTGTAGCTTGCAACATCAGCTATGAAGTCACAGAAAAGTACGCAGAGCACACAACACCGTATTGCTGCGGCTTTATGATGAGTCAGGTTTATGGTGCACCAGCGATAGTGTTTAAGGGTAAAGGTTGGGCGAATAAGTCATGAAGTTATCCACAGATGTTATCCACAGGGTGTGCGCAACGCCCAAGAGCACGCTCAATAACCTGTTAAACTTGACAGTCTTGGTACGCTGGTTTCGCTTGAAGCGAGCCGCTGAGGCGGGTAGCTCGCAAGGGCGCAATCGGCTAATGGGCAAGGTCTATGCCATTGCGGCATTGCTTTCAATAACGACAACACTAGAAGCAAATGCAGCTACTTATTCAATAGATCAATTAAAGCTCTATGCACACAGCAGAATTCTTGATTACAAAGAGTTCCAGTGCTTTAACAAGATCATCACAAAAGAATCACGGTGGTCATACACAGCACGTAATCACAGTCATTATGGATTAGGTCAGATGCGATCTACTTGGTATAGAGACCTTGACCCATACCGTCAAATAGATGCCACAATTCGCTATGTTACAAAGCGTTATCAAACGCCATGCAAAGCGTGGGCATTTCATCAAGAGAGGAACTACTACTGATGAGCAGTGCATTGCAGGGTAACGGCAGCACAACCAAGTGGCGCAAGATAAGGCTACGCATTTTGCAACGAGACGGCTATGTTTGTCAGATGTGTGGTGTGGAGGAAGCTAACAGCGTCGATCACATTGTGCCAAGAGCTGCTGGTGGCAGTGATGAGGAGTGGAATTTGCAAACATTATGCACTAGCTGCAATTCAAGCAAGGGAGGGCGTTTTTTTAGCGTGCCTAAGACAC